ACCAGCTCTTCATATTTCAACAAATCTTCAAACTTGACCTCTGGCACATTCCCGATATGCTCATTACAGCAGTTCGGGCAATTCCTGGGACAGTTATATGTAACAATAACTCTTGCAGTTTTCTTCATTCACTTTCGTCCTCCAAATCTTTAAGAATGGATTCTATATCCAGAAGTTCCTCAAGTTCTCTGCCAGCACACGGAGGTTCAATAGGTGCGCCTCCGTAACACCTTATACCATGCGGGCATTCATCATCATAAATACAATAATTGCAACGTTCCTCACCATCATGGTCATTTAACCACTTTTCGATTTTCCCTTTATCAGTGTTTGCTTTTTTCAGCATTTCTTGTTTCCACCCTAAAATAGCTCTTTCCTTAACTCCACTTCCAATCCAGCCTCCGCACAGAACACTTTAACGCGGCTTCCACACACTTTTCCAACCTCTTCCACCATCTGAGCAGGGTTAGCATTAGAATGGCTTAAATGGCATAATATGACGTTACGCAAACACGGTGTTTGGTTTTTACGAACAACATCAAGTACCGTTGATAAACTGCTGTGTCCACGCATAACGTGTTCAAAGTTCGCATCCGTGTTCTCCACATCGTCCATATGGTTACACTCAATCAGCATATGATTTAATCGTTGCTGCCGGAATGTCCACGGAAGATACTCAAAATCTGTAGCAAACAGCAGTTTTCCCATTTCCTCATGCTCAATCAAATAAGCATAATTTGGGGTGCCATTGTGTGGCACATAAAACGGCTTTACCTTAAAATCTCCAGCCTCAAACATTTTCATTTCTGGCTTACCGTATAACCGCTCTCCATGCACGGAATCAACCAATTGTTTAGTCTCGTCATTGGTATAAATCTTGATTCCTGTAGCAAGGATATCCTTTGCATAGCCGATATGGTCTTTATGAGAATGAGTCACCAAACATCCAACTACTTTACCAATCTGGAAGCCAATAGCTTTTTTCACATCCATTAAACGGCAGCCAGCTTCCAAAAGTAGAATTTCTTCCTTTGCAATCAGTGCATAGGCATTTCCTTTTGAACCTGAGTCGATGCATTTCAATATCATTTTGTCATCTCCTTTGGCCTTATACGTTTCCCAATAGGATATAGCTGGTTCCATATATCAAGCAAACTCTTTACTCCAATTTTCATATAATCATTTACTCCTTTGGGTACAGTCCGCATACTATCAATATCAACATAACAGATGCTGATTTCTAGTTTTAATATCTGATACGGCATATCTTTAGTTATGAATAACCATCCTACCACTCTATCAACAGCCTTATCATCAAGAAATCCTTTGGTTTCAGCACAGACATCCGATTCATTTTCTGACATTTCATATAGAAACGCACCAGAGGGTGTTATTACAGCAATCATT